TGCCACTAGCATCAGCAGCACACCCCTCAAGTCTGAGGTATCCCGCTTTGGGGGCGATAATGACCCGTACGTGGGTCGGACGCTCGATGGATTTAACCATTTGAGTTCTCCTTTCAAGAGATTAGTTGTTAAAGAACATCAGACTTTCGTCTGGTCTCTGCATCTGCATCGACAATTTCAGACTACCAAACCTGACAAAAATGTCAAGTATCCAGCCACAATAAGGGTTTGCGGGTTAGTGCCTGAGCGAGTGAGTGAGCGAGTGAGCGAGCGAGAGGGGGGGGGACATGGACTGCGCTTTGGACACGCCCCCCTTATTGTAGGCAACCTCTTAAACCAAGACCCAAAAAACCCAAGTGTAAAGTTACGGAATTTTCAGATTACCTAGAGTCCCCCTATTGACACAACAGTAAGTTGTTCTATACTCCGGCGTATGGACAACCTACCTCTTTACCACACGAAGTGGTCAGACAGACTGGCCTTCGATGTGGCGTTGATGCTCGAAGGCAGCGGAGAATCTCTGCAAGAAGTGATCGCACGCCATAAGATTGCGGCCATTGACATCCTTGCCTTTAACAAAGACCCGATCTTTCTCAAGAAAGTCGAGCATTATCAGAACGAAGTGCGTGAGAAAGGGCTGACATTCAAACTCAAAGCCCGCGCTCAGGCCGAAGAACTACTAACAACCTCCTATTTGTTGATACATGACCCCGCAGTTAGCCCTGCGGTGAAGGCAGACCTCATCAAATCGACGGTTAAGTGGGCTGGGCTAGAGCCTAAGAACACGGAAGTATCTGATGGAGCAGCGGGCGGCGTGAAAATCACGATCAATTTGGGTGGTCAGACCCACGAAGCACAGGTAATTGAACAAGAGGCGACGGATGTCACTACCATTGAGCATAGCGAACAGGCTTAATTCCACCTACGACGGGTTCAAGGCAGCAATTTTTACCACTTCAAGTGAGTACAACAACTTTACACTGGCGTTAAAGGAGGCGGGAGCCTCGTTTAAGACCAAAATCAGCAAGCATAAGAAGCGTGGCCGCGAGTTTGTGGTCATGGTAGTGGGAGAAACACACTAATGGCGCTCGACATCAACTACACACCCCCGCCAACCGGGGCTAAGTTCATGGAGTCGGACGCAAAAATGCGCGTTTTGATGGGGCCGGTAGGTTCGGGCAAGTCTGTGACCTGTTCGTTCGAGATTGTGAGGCGTGCTTCGCTACAAGCCCCCAATGCACAGGGCATCCGCAAGACGCGGGCGGCTATTGTGCGCGAAACGGCACGGCAGTTGCAGGATACGACGATCAAAACCTTCCTAGATTGGTTCCCACCGGGGGTCTGCGGGGAGTACATGCGTACAACCAAGACCTATTTCTTCAAAGTGGGCGAGGTTGAGTGCGAGATTATGTTCCGGGCGCTAGATGATGCCGACGATGTGGCTAACTTGAACTCATTGGAGTTGTCGTTCGCTTGGTTTAACGAGTGCCGGGACATTCACCCCGACATTATGGATGCGATGTCTAAGCGGATTGGGCGTTTCCCGTCGGCAAAGGACGGGGGGCCGACATGGCATGGGATGTGGGGGGATACTAACCCACCTACAATGGATACTTGGTGGTATTACCAGATGGAAGGGCTGGATCCTAAAGATGGCGTATCTCCGAACAATAATGGTTGGTCGGTATTCAAACAACCCAGCGGGCGCTCGACGTACGCCGAGAATATTGAAAACCTCCCCGAAGGTTACTACGACACCCAAGGCCGATCCGAAGAATATATTAGGGTTTACATCGATGGAGAGTACGGGCTGTCCTCGGCTGGTATGCCGGTGTACAAGTATTTCAGGCCGGACTACCATATGGCTCGCGAGAGACTTCGCTATATCAACAATGGGGTTCGACCCATTGTTATCGGGATGGACTTGGGGCTTACCCCAGCGGCTGTTATCGGACAGCAAGACCCCAGAGGGCGGGCGCTGATACTTGGCGAGTGTGTATCGTTTGATATGGGAGTACAGCGTTTTGTCAGGACAATGCTTAAGCCATTGCTATACGAGCGGTTTGGAGGCGCACCTATACTGGTGGTTACTGACCCTGCGGGTATCCAGCGGGCGCAGACAGATGAGAGATCGGCGGTTGACATCATCAAGGCGGAGGGACTAAGGGTCATGCCCGCTAGGACTAACAGCATCTCGGCACGGATTAACTCGGTCGATGACTACCTGATGCGGCAGGTGGACGGCGATCCGGCCTTCCTAGTAGACCCCAGTTGCACCCAACTCAAGGCTGCCATGATGGGTGGATATAGGTATAAACCCAAAGGCGACGGCGACATTGAGAAAAATAAACATTCTCACGTAGCCGAGGCGCTACAATACCTCATGCTCCATATCGCTAGTATTGGCGAGGGGGGTCATTTACACGAACGCCGGGAAATCAAGTCAATCTCGGCAGTCGGCTGGACTTAGAATGTGTGATATAGTAGGATGCAGTTTCACCTCCTTGGCGTTCTCCTTCACGCCTCTTGCCCCCTGCGGAAACGTAGGGGGTTCTTTTTTCTTTGACAGCATGTATACTTGCTGCTATAACCACACTACAATATGTAGTAGTGCGGCAAACGGAGGAGCGCTATGAAGTCAGGCAAACAGTACACAATCTTGTCAGACAATCCAAAGATGGATACTTCTGGCTTGGCTGGTAAACCAGCACCGATGGAACTCTACGAGATGGAGTTTAAGATGCCCACCATGAATATCAAGCAGATCATGGAAGTGCATGAGATGAAGGGCAACAAACGCCCAGAGACGGAATCATCGTGAAGTGCCTCAAGTTCTCCTCGACTAATCCTAAGATGGGCAACATGGCCGTCAAAGGATATAGAGATGGCGGTCTTGTCAAGGGATACAAAGACGGCTCACCCGGTGGCATTAAGATGCCAGAGGGGATGCAGACTCTACCCTACAAAATAGACCCAGACGATAAGCGTAGCCCAGATCAAAGACTCAAGGACAGTATGATCCGTGGGCCTTACAAGATAGACCCAGAAGATAAAGGTTCGCTAAAAGACAAAATGATTAAGATGTCTAAGGACAAAGAGTAATGAAAACCTTAAAGTTTTCTTCGACTAATCCTAAGATGGAGTTTGTTGCTGCCCGTGGTTATCGCAACGGTGGGGCAGTTTTTGATCCTGAAGGTGATAGTTACGACTACGATACAGCCAAGAAGGCTGGTATGGGCGCTGACGGCACTGGAGAGAATAAAGGACACTGGGGTTCGGTTGCTCCTGCAAGTGAGGAGTCTCGGAAAAAATATAACCTTCCAGATAACACCTATAAAATGTTAAAGGGTCGTAAACACGAAACATGGTCAAAGGGCGTTGAAGCCGAAGAAGCACGCGGCTCTGAAGTTCGTAAGTATGGTGATCGGTACTTCTCTGTACCTAAAGGAAAATAATGGCTGGTGGACTAACCCTTCTTCGTGTAGTGTCCAATGACGAGTTGAATCGTCAGGAGAAGATGTTGGCTGATCGTGCTTTAGAGGAGCGTCAAGCCCAACCCTTTATTCTTGGTATGGCGGACTACCTGCGTGCCTGTTGGGATGTAGCCCAGCAAGCCAAGAAGCCTATTGAGAACAAGATGCTCATGGCGATGCGCCAACGCAATGGCGAGTACGAAGCCGATAAGATGGCAGGTATTCGCAAACAAGGCGGATCAGAAATTTTTATGATGATTACTGAAGTCAAGTGCCGCGCAGCGGAGTCTTGGCTCAGAGACATCTTGCTTGACACGGGGACACCCCCTTGGGATTTGACGGCTACTCCTATTCCTGATCTCAGCCCTAAGGCTACCAAAGAGATTCAGGACATCTTTGCTAACAAAGTGTTGGAGATGATTCAGCGTAGCGGAGAAGCGCCGTCGCAAGAAGTCATGGGAGAACTAAAAGAAATTATTTCCCAAGACTATCGCTTCAAGATTTTGCAAGAAGCCCAGAACCGCGTAGACCGTATGAAGTTGCGGATTAGCGATCAGTTTACGCAAGGTGGTTGGGCAAACGCATTTAACGATTTTGTTACTGACCTCGTGACTTTCCCCTGTGCTTTTGTTAAAGGGCCGATTGTCCGTCGTCAGAGATACCTTGGCTGGGAACAAGACGAAGCCGGTCGCACCGTAGTTAAAGCCTCTGAGCGCATTGCGCCGGAGTATGAGCGTGTCGATCCGTTCCGTATTTATCCTGAGCCGGGGATTACAAACATTAACGAAGGTTACATCTTTGAACATCACCCACTGACCCGAATGGATTTGTCTGACCTGATCGGTGTACCGGGGTATGACGAGGATGCTATCCGTAAAGTCCTTGAAATTGGTAATGGTCAATCATGGATCAGTGAAGATGTTGAACTGATTAAAAATGAGGAAGAACGGAAGTTCTACTCATACATGCGCCCAACAGAAGTGTTTGATGCACTGGAGTTCTGGGGCAAAGTTAGCGGACAGATGTTGCTTGATTGGGGTATGTCAGAGGATGAAGTCCCTGATCCAGCCCAAGAATACGATGCGAACGTCTGGATGGTTGGCAATTATGTAATCAAGGCTGTACTTAACTATGATCCGTTAGGAGAAAAGCCTTATGCAAAAACTTCATTCATTAAGTGTCCGGGTGCTTTCTGGGGTAAAGGAATCCCTGAAATCATTGAAGATCTTCAAAACGTATGCAACGCGGCTGCGCGAGCGCTTGTCAACAATATGGGCATCTCTAGTGGCCCGCAAGTCGAAGTAAACTTAGAGCGTATTCCTCCCAACGAGGACATCACACAGATGTATCCTTGGAAGATTTGGCAGGTGATGAACGATCCAGTAGGATCGAGCGCACCAGCCGTACGCTTTACGCAGCCCGAAGATAACGCACAGACCCTCATGGGTGTGTACGAGAAGTTTTCACGCTTGGCTGATGACCACTCAGGTGTACCTGCATATTTGTATGGTGACTTGAATGTTCAGGGTGCTGGGCGTACATCCTCTGGTTTGTCAATGCTCATGGGAGCGGCTGGCAAGGGAATCCGACAAGTAGTCATGCACATCGATAATGATGTGATTAAACCCATTGTCCAACGCCAGTTCGTCTACAACATGCGCTATGACGAGGATGAGTCTATTAAAGGCGACGTTGAGGTTATTGCCAAAGGTGCAGTTAACCTTGCGGTCAAAGAAACCGTCAATGTCCGCCGTATCGAATTCCTTAATGCAACCGCCAATCCGATTGATGCGGAGATTCTTGGTAAGGATGGTCGCGCCGCGATTCTTCGCGAAGTGGCTAAAGGTTTGCAAATGCCACTGGATGAACTTATTCCATCTAAAGAGAAAAACGCTTTGGCAATGAGAGCGGCACAGTCGCAGCAACAACCTGCGCCTACACCGACTCAACCAGACGGTTCTCCCAAAGGTGGACAAGAAGGTAATCTAGTGTCCGGTGCTGGGGGGAGGGCCACATGATTAAGCCCGATCCTAAAGTCGTAAAGGCTCTTGGCATCGCCATGCGTCAGTATCCAGAGATTCTGGACTGGCTTAGAACATGGCGCTATCACGAGTTAGAGCAACTGCCTAGCGCTATCAACAACCCGGCACTCTTACAAGGGCGGTGTCAGGTATTGGGTGAACTATACAAGTTTGCCAAAGAAGCCCCTGAACTAGCGGCAAAGTCCTAACTGATATGACTCGCCGTCTAATCCACGCACACCGATAGGAGCGTTTTATCATGGCACTACCAGAGCAAATTCGTAAACAGACCGAGGCCGTACAGGAGTTGTATAAGCAACTCAATGGCGATGAAAACAATGGCAACGAGGCGACCCCTCCTGCCGATGGCAACACTTCGCCTCCTGAGAACACAGCACAACCCGCACCCGCCGACGAGAGCGCTGTATCGAATAACGCTGCTCAACCGCAGGGGAATGAGCAAACCCCCAGTGGTACAGGCCAAGAAGATGACCCCAATTCTGAGACTTATGCTCAGAAATGGCGTACTTTACAAGGTATGTACAACGCCGAAGTTCCGCGTCTGCACTCGCAGAATCGTGAACTAAATGGTCGCGTACAACAGATGGAGCAATTGCTTGCGTCTCTTTCGCAGCAGTCCTCTCAACCGGCACAGCAAACTCAAGTTGCACCATTAGTAACTGAGAATGATGTCCAAGAGTATGGTGATTCACTTGACGTTATGCGTCGTGTGACTCGCGAGGAACTCTATCCGGTTGCTCAGAAGATTGCTCAATTAGATCAAATCATTCGCTCGTTGCAAACCAGTGTCGTACCTCAGGTACAGGCAGTGGCGCATCGACAAGCAATGACAGCCGAGCAACAGTTCTGGTCTGACTTGTCAGGTGCGGCCCCCAATTGGCGCGAAATTAACGATGACCATGCATTTCAATCATGGTTGTTGGAGATTGATCCGCTAACTGGAATTAGCCGTCAGACTTACCTTGAGGATGCCCAGCGTATCCTTGATGTACGCCGGGTTGCTAGTTTCTTCCAAACTTGGAATGAGTTGACTGGCAAAGCCAATGTTGCTCAAAACACTCGTCGGACAGCGACTGCTTCAGAGTTGGAGCGTCAGGTTGCACCGGGTCGTTCAAAGAACACCGGGACACCTGCGAACAACAATGCCAAGACATACAGCCCTGATGACATTAAAGGTTTCTTTAATGATGTTAGGTCTGGTAAATATCGTGGCCGTGAAGCAGAGCGTGACCGCATTGAACGCGACATTTTCGCTGCACAGCGAGA